CTTCTGCTTTTTGTTTTTCTATTTCAAACGCAACATCTGCTTGTCTATATTTCATTTTAGCCTGCGTTTCCATTTCAATTTTTTGCATAGCAGTTTGCGCAGCCATTTGTTGAGACTGTAATTGTTGTTGTGAAACTATAGCTTGCTTTTGCATTTCTTTTTTTTCGTCAGCTTCTTGTTTGGCTTTACGTTTCACTTTAAGTAATTGATTTGCTAGTTTAAGATTTTTTAATCTTCACGTATATCGATAGCATCTTCAAGGTTGATGTCACCTTTTGATAATGCCATTTGAATATTTTGCTCAAGCATAGCTTTCTGTTCTTCATCTGGAGACAATTCGATAAAGACTCCAAAGTCATATATATATAAATCAGATATTTCTCCAAGTATACTAACATTATATTTTCCTATTTTATTAATAAAGTCTTCTTTAAAATCAGAGTATTCTAAAATATCCGCTACCCTATAAGTTAGCGCTTCTGCTAACGTTCTATATATGTAAAGACTTCCATCTAATATATGACGAGTAGCGGTATTAGAACTTAATGCTGCTANCTTCTGAACNCCTACTAGAGCGTCNGAGTTTGCTATTGTACCGTCTCTCGCTTCATTTAAGCCTGTTACAGCACGTATCATGTCTAAGTAGTGGTTAAGGTTACCTATAAGCATTTGTGCCTTAGAAGCTCCTGAATTGCTTGTAAGCTGTTGTATAGGAACTTTACCTTGGTTGTAATCCCCTTCTTGCGTATAACTTCTACCAATAACCGAACCTGTTTGGAAGTAAAGCCTTAATGCGTCTTCGGGATTGTATGCTGCCCCTGTTCCTAAATCAACCTCGTTTAAACCATCTGCGTCTATATACACCCCATCAGGAACAGTTCTAGCTATAACTTGTTGTAATTTTAAATGAGTCATCTGAATTAAATCAGCATACGGTATCATTCTTCTAACTAAAGATTCTATAACTCCTTTATACATTCTAGGAGCTACTGATACATAATTAGGTATTGCATGTTGAGATGAAGACTTAGGTCTTACCATATTTTTTGCAAGCTCCCATTTTAAAACTATATTTGTCCCCATCACCATTACACCATCATACCAAACATCAATAGTTTTTTCTACTTTTTCAAAGTTATTTTCCTCCATCATATCTTCTGGTGGATTAAAAGTATCTTCTTTTTCAATCATTTTAATATTACCATTGTCATTTACTTTTTTCTTATAAACCATTTTTTTTGTGGTTTTATAATTAAAATACATTAATGTACAAGTGTCACGATAGAATATATCATTTTCATAAAACTGAGCAACATTAAAATAATCATACCAGCTTTGGCTATACTTTGATATTTTATCTAAATCATCATTAGTAAGAGTTGGGTCTATTTTGATAAGTTCTGCAATAGGAACTGTTTTGATTTCACCCCAATAAAAACAATCTTTAAAGTGAGGGTCTTCTGTATAACTATAAACTACATTAGCAGGGTCAACATAAGAAACCTGTACTCCGCTACCTTGAAGAAACTCATGTTTTGCTACAGCCATACCCGTCACCATCATATCGTAATCTAATCGTTTACGAATATCATCATAATGATTCTCGGCAAACATTGTATCAATCGCTTCTTCTTCGGCAATCTCTATGGCTGGTTTGTAATTTAAATTCATATACAACGATAACTCTTCGTCACTCGCTGGTAATTCATCAGGATTCATTATAAATGGGTCAAATCCCGTTCCCTCTTGTATTATAGATAACACATCTTTTGCTGCCATTTGACCTTCAATCATTTCTTGATATTTATTTCTTTTAGATTGAGATAAAGCATCTTGTGCATAAGCTTTTACTTTAAACAATCTGTCAGACATACCATTTACAACAATGTCTACAAATTTTGGAATAATAGGAACTGGAGTCCAGTCTAAATTAAGATAAGATAAATCACCATCTACGGCTAATTCATTTTTATATTTTGCTATTGATTGTTCGCCTCTTGCGTACAAGCGTAATCTATTAAAGTCCCTCCACTGACTATAGTATCTACATCCGTTAGAATCCTTACGAAACCATTCGTATTGAATAGCCTGCCCTATTTGTAATCCAAACTCGTCAGTTGCTTTCTCAGCATCAGACACGAACTGACTAGGGAATCCTACAGATGAAATGTTTATGTTTACCTCTTTCATCTAATTAATTCACTTAATGTTCCTTTATTATTATATGTTGCAAAGTTAAGACTTATTTTTGATTCTTTTTTCTGCGGCAGATATACATGTTTTTGATTTGCCATAATAGCTAAACCTGAGCTTATACTTGCATCAAACTTTGTTCTCGCACTAATATCAAACCTAGCCCAATCCTCCAGTGTCCTTGTAAAATACACACTACCCATTTCATCCCCTGGCCTATGCTGCCCATCTAAATCTATACCCACATGTTTTTCTATGTATGATTCTATTGCTGCAGCATGTGACTGCTTGACATCTTCTGATGTGTTAGGTATACCTCCAAGTTCCTTCTCGGTTTTAGAAAGCTTGTTGTAATGTTTATCTGGCCTATTCATGCTAAACCCTCTATATCCTCTGTTCTTAAAATGATACAAAAGCCTCGGTTTGTTGTTTTCAACTAATATAGGCATACCGTAAAAAACGCAAGCCATCAAAACTTCTTCAAAAAATATTTCTGCTGTTTGAGGTCTAGCTACATACTCTAAAAAAAACTCATTGCTTGGAGCGTCATCCATATTGTATTTAGTTAAACCATGCAAAGCTCCATTAGAACCTCTGCCTCCCACAGTACCTGATATGTCATACGAGTCACAACCAAACGCGCCAATATGTTCGTTTGATGGAAAATATATACCATTCTTTTGTATTTTTTTATTTGACAAACCTTTTTTAGGTGTCCACGATACTTTAAATCTACCTCTTGAATCTGGTGTCCATATAACTTCGGAGTCTTTCACACCATCCTTCCAATAGAATCTACCTCTCGTTACATGATGCTCCATTATCAATGAATCATTATAATCTATCTGTTGATATATCTTTGTTAAGTTAAACAGTGATGACTTACTCTCATCTCTAAATGCATGCGACTCGGTTCTAGGAAACTGTCTGTAAAATTCATTTAATGCGTCTGCATCTTTCCTTAACGAATCTACTTCTGCTTCCCAATAATCTATCGCTCCGTTTGTAATCCACTCATCATCTACTCCTCTAACTTTTTTCTCCGGCTTTCTAAATACAGGCATACCAAACCTATCTATAAAACCTTCCATGTTCCACTCCATAGGAATAAATAAAGAATACAATCCTGATTTAGTTTGGCCGTTAGCATTTCTAGTAGATAAATTAGAATCTTCAAATAACTTTTTAAAATTCTCACCACCCTTGCTAAGTGCGTTTGATGTAGAACCCATCATACACTTGCCTATAATTTTACTACCTAGTCTCAAACAAGTCTTAGTTACACGCCAGTTATTCTGAATGTTATTTGGTTTTAACCACTTACCTGATTCATCATGTACAAGTAGTAATAGTTTTTCACCATCATAAGAGTTATCATCTGTGTTCTTCCAGTCAATCGTTGTATCTAATCCTGTTAACTCATCATCCATAACCTCGTGCATATTCTTTTTAGTTATCTTAGACGCAGGAACTCTAAACGCTAATTCAGTTTTTGGTTTGTCCATACCATCTTGTATAGGTTTAAAAAAGAAAGGTAACCTGTTTGCAATAGGCACAACCTTATCTGTAAACATTTTTTTTGCATCTGAACCGGTCTTAGATAATATTCCAACTCTTGAATCTCTAGCTAATGTTCCTGTGTTGACACACTCAGATGACCCCATAAAAGAAAAACCTGAACGTCTTATTTTTAAATAGTCCATACCAAAACATCTTTTATCTGCTTTACAAGCTTCCCAGTATATAAAAAATATTCTATTTGCTTCTCTATAATCAGGATACCCTACATCAATACTTGTCCACTGAAGATATATATAATGCGAACCTGTTATGTATGTAGGCTTACCGTTATTATAAAACCAAAAACCTAATTCTCTTCTATCAAACTCAGACTCAATATAGTCTACCCACTTGTTTTTAAAAGCAGGAGGTCTGTCGTTCCATTGAAAGATAGAATTTATCCTAGATAAATCTCTTGGCAATTCTTCTCTCTCCCAATACTGCTCTTCTTTTTTATCAGAACGTTTAAACAACTTCTCTGGTTCTTTAGGAAGACCTATAGCTAGTCCATTTATATTTATTATTTGACCAATCGTTCCGTTTTGTGAAATGACAACTAAATCATACTTTTCATTATAACCATACAGCCAAGTCTTAGCTCTATTTTTTTTTGTTAGAACAGACTTAGGTATGTAATCTTTTATTACATGATATAATTTATTTTGACCTTCGTTCAGCAAACCCTTGTTTTGTATCTGTTTTATCCACTTGTCCTCCAGAGTTAATTACTTCTTCCTCTAAATCTATTTTATTTAATATCTCAAACGCATCGAATATAGCAAGCTTCTTAGTTGCTGCGGCGTTCTTCAATCTATCTGCCGCCAACTCATCATCTGGGTCAGGCTTTATAATATCTTCTTTCGCTACTTTTATTAGTTGCTCTACAGCTCTTCGACCTGCGTGTATAATTTCTTTTTTTAAATCTTCTGACTTCATAGTTTTATTGTAATTTGGTGGTCAAACATTCTGTATAGCTTTTCATTATCAACTGTAAACTCATACTCACTATTTGGTTTAAATGATATTTTGTCACCACTCTCGACACCTTGTGAAGATAAATATTTATTTGGGTATTTCATAATACCAACCAGTGGTTCTTCTTTACCAAGCTTCATTATAAATGATTCTTCTACAGGAACAGGCTTTACAAAACAATACCTGTCATGACATATCCACTGGTCATTATGTTTATACATAAAGAACTGGTCATGCTCTATAAAAAACAAATCATCTTTAAAAAAACTCTTTCCACTTTTCTGTCTACCCTTCATATCATTGTAGAACTTGAATACATTATGGTGCACTAAAAGTAAATCTCCTATTTCTATCTCTCCATCATAACCTAGTGGTGTTGCTACCACCACACCCTGTCTGTTAGAAGCCATGTGGTTTTCCTCAGAGGTACTTGTTATAAAATCCATACCATCTATATCTTTTGTGTTGGTATATCTTTTATCATCAAGTGGTTTAACGATAAAATAAAAAGGTGACCTCATTAAAAGTTTATATTATATTCTATTGATACTGGCATATTTGAATTAAACTCTTTCCAGAGCAATATCTCTCCCTCTCTTTGTATCCAGATTTTTATACTATCACTTATCTGTACATATTGTATTAAATGTATAAAATACTTCCCACCTAATACCTCTTGACCTACTATATAGTGCATAGCATCAGACTTATAGTTTGGCCCTATTGAGATTTTACGAATATCCATTTGATTAAATTTAATTAATACAAAGATATAAATAAATTACCTGCCTTGACCCCTGTATTTTTTCTTGTAAGCTGTTTGACTACGACTGGCATTTTTACTATGAACACCAGGTCTTTTTTTCTTAGGCCTATCTATGTAAGCATAAAGAATATTACGAGCCATTCTTTTGAATTGATTTAAATTTCTCCGCCCCCCTCGAACCGAAGTATGCTACATAGACGGTAATTAGCAAAGATTTTAAGAGGTCAACCCAACCGCTGTCCACATCAAACCATCCACCTGTTGAGTCTACGAATATTAATAATACCATTGATACAGTAAGAAATACTAATGTAAGTGGCCTTGTGTTTTTCGATAGCCACGAGTCACTTTGCATGTCGCTGGCCCAACGTTTAGTTACTTCTTGCATTTCTACAGTGTCTTGATGCAGTAATGCTAGAGCTTTTTCTTTGTCTTCAGCTGGGAGTGCAGGGTCTTTTTTAATTAGATTTTTTACAACTCCCATGATACCTTTATCTGGAAGCACCTCTCCAAAAGAATCTATAATTGAAGAACCAGCTCCTGATAAGAACTGACCTACTTTTGTTTCTTTAAATTTTTTCTTTTTACTCATATTACTATATATTTAGTTTTACCATTATCCTTATAAGCTTTTAAACATCTGCCTCTATTTTCATCTGAACTTACATAAGATACGTGTACCCAATCAGGATTATTGTTATCTCCAAACTCCCAAATCATTTGGTCATAGTCTAAGTTTTTTTTAATATAATCAAACATTTCAGCATTTGATTTTACACCAAATGTATCATCAATATCTAATGCTCTTCCTTGACAATGCTGTGAGGACTCACTGCCTCCTATTGCTGTATTTAGTTCGGGTGAACGATAGAAAGAGTTTATTTTGATTGGCCCGCCTACCCACTCACGCAGTGGTTCAAATACATGCTTAGCTACAGCCTCCATATTAGTAAGCTGATACTCGCTAGGTGTATTATCTATATTACGCCTAAGCGCTGTGTTAGATTTTACTCCTTCTTTGTAAGATATATGTTTGCTTATTTTTTTAATAACTGATAAGTTTTAATAATCGTATACACTAAGGTAGCAACTATTAAAAGACCTTGCAAGACTTGATTTATTTCTGCTACGCTAATCACGTATACAGCTACACCAAGTATTGTAGGTTCAAAATCTGACATTATTCCTCAGTAGTTATTTCATCCCAGGTTTGAGTTTCCTCATTCCAAGAATATTGTTTATCATCCTCTGGCATTGGCGTTGGTGCTTGCCAATCAAAGTTATCGTCTAATGACCAGCTTGGAAATGGTTGAGGGGCTATAAAAGCATTATTAACATCATCATAAGTATAACCTACGCCTGCGTAATTATATCTTATATTTCCATTATAAGAAGTCTGCACCCAATTTGAATGACCAAATAGAGATGCACAAAAACCAACCCCTTTTACTTCGCTTTCATTCCCGTCATCATCAATAAGCTCACTGTTGTTAACAACAATTACTTTAGTTACTATATTATTTTCGTCAAGTTCTGCAAAATGTGCCATAATTTAAATTTTAACTGTGAACATACGTTCCACTACCTGTATAAGTTAATATTGTTTCACTTCCGTCTGTTGTCACGGTTGGTGAACCAGTCGTTGTTCCTGAATAATCTGATGTGTTCATTCTAAGTATTACAACTCCAGAACCTCCGTTACCACCACCTTGAGTGGTATAATTAGCGTTGTTCGTCCAAGAACCACCTCCACCACCTCCACCGGTGTTTGCTGTACCTGCGTTAGCTCCTGCATCTCCACCACCACCAATTCCTCCAGATGAAGCTGAACATCCAGAAGCAAAACTAACTCCACCTGCTCCACCACCTGCATAAAAAGTAGTAGCTCCAGTTATTGGTACATTAAGACCTGGGCCTCCATTAGCACCACACGAACCTGCAGTAGAACTTAATCCAGTGCCACCAGCACCTCCACCACCTCCTCCGATATCTCCAGTAGCACCATCAAATCCTTGTCCGTATGTCCCACTTCCTGGACTTCCAGACCTACAACCACCACCTGAACCTCCAGACAAAGCAGTGTTAACTCCTCCTGTACCTCCACCACCACCAAGGGAAGTAATAGTTCCAAAAACAGAACTTGTTCCATTTGAACCAGTGTTACCATCATCGTTAAATGCTCCACCTGTTGCACTAGCAGTTCCACCCGCTCCTATAGTTATTGTATAAGTTTGAGCAGATAATGTAATGTTGCTTTCTGCACTTTGACCGCCTCCTGTATAATTACCATAGCTAGTTCTTAGTCCACCAGCTCCTCCACCACCACCGACTCCACCTGCTCCACCCCCAGCTGCGATAACTAAGTAAGCAACTTCACCAGCTGGAATAGCTGCTGGAGTGCCTGGGTTTTCTTTAAAGGCCATGTAGAGGTAAGTTCCACCTGAAGCATTAATCTCACTATCTGATATTTGTGGTTCAAAACTAGTTGCATCAAAATCTACAAATTTACTTGTACTTCCTGCTTGTTCTGCAGAATCATTATTTGCTTCTAATCTACTGTTTCTTGGGTTTGATGGATTTCTTTTGTTATCAAACATTAACCAACCTCCTGTGCTATCTGACCTTTTAATCATTATCCATGAAGGTTCAAATCCAATTGTTACATTATTACCAGCAGCACCTGTCCCACTATAACTTGCCATCTTGCTAAATCCTGCTACTGATTTCCAACAATACGCTATGTATTGATTTCCGTTTTTATTTACACTATCAACACCTGATGTGCCCGTTGCAAATCCAAAATTAGTAGCACTTAAATTTGCATAAGTTATACCCCCATTGCTACCCATACCTGTAAAAGCAGCTGCACTAGATTGTAAACTTATTCCTTCGTTAGAAGCTAGTCCTACTTGAGCACCATTCCACCCACCCACATCNGTTAAATCTTTTAACATTATAAAATCTGGAGTTCCTGATAAACCATGTCCTACTGTAGCTGAAGCACTTCCATCACCTGTCCATTCTACTACACTAAATCCAGATGCTTGATTGGCGCTGACGAAAGATTGTATTGTTCCGTCTGTGTTTATTGTTGGCACTGGATTTGCTTTCCAGTTCCAGGCTACATAATTTCCTGTGCTATCATTTAAAGGAGCACCTGATAAATTAAATCCATCAACTGTAAAACCTGTCATATAAGCTGAATAATCATTTTGAGCTAAAGTTGAATTAGACTGAACCCTAAAACCTGTGCTCCTTACTGCATCAAAAAGTGAATGTGAAAAAGTTGAGCCTGAAGTATTATTTCTACTTTTAATCCATGAAAGAGAAGGAGAAAATCCTAATCCTGTTATAGCCTGTGTACCACCATTCCCAGTATATAATTTATTTGCAAAACTATCCGGTAAAGCTGGCGCAGTACTCGGGTCTGCAGCAAAGGCAAAATAAACATAATTAGCACCACTTGAGTTTACTTGACCTTGCCCAGCACCTGAACCTCTTATTTGAAATCCATTAGTAAAGAAATCCACTTGAGCACCTGATTCGCTAGCTTCACCAACACTTGAATTAGCAAATACTCTTATACCTCTTGGATTAGATGTGTCTCTTTTATTATCAACCATAAACCACCCGTCTACAGCACTAGTTCTACCTTTTATCATTAACCAAGCTGGCTCGAATCCTGTATTTATAATCGGCCCAGAATCTGAAGCATTTCCTGTATATGAACCAAAACTTGAGTAACCAGCTTTTTCTGCAAAACAATACGCAATGTTTGTGTTTGGTACTCCATTAGTGTATGAAGGATTGAATACTGTTGAGTTAACGGTATTGAATAAGTTAGTAGCTGTGGATTCAGTGTCAGTTAAATCAAGCCTTAAATATTCATTTAAAGCACTGCTTCCTCCGCCTCCTAAATCTTCATGCCATACATACCAATTTTCTGCTCCATCTGTTCTTTTTAAAATAATTACTGCAGGCGTTGTTCCAAGTCCATGTCCTACTGTTTCTGAAGAACCAGCTGCTGATGAAGTCCACTGAACAATACTAAAACCTGCTTTTGTGTTCGCCTGTACTGTGCTTGTTTGTGTACCATCCGTATTGCTACTTGTCGTTCCACCGTTTGCTTTCCAACACCAGGCTACATAAGTTTGACCACTATCGTTCATAGAAGTAGAATTTCCTAAAGTAAATCCATCTGTATCAAAAGAAGTTAATGATGCAGCAGAATTGCTTTGAGCGTTGGTTAAATTAGGGTAAAGCTGTTCTTGAACTCCTCTTGTACTGTCAAACACAGTATGATTATCAGTCGCACTAGTCACTTTTAACCAAACCCAATCAGGTTTGAATCCAACTCCTGTAATTGATTGCGCTGAGCCAGTTCCGGTATATAAAACCGTATTAAAGTTCTCGCTAGGTATTGGCGGTATCTCTTCTGATTGTAAATCTCTCCATGCTCCTCCATCCCAAAACTCTACTAAGTTAGTAGTCGTGTTATATCTCCATTCTCCTGTACTTGGACTTGTAGGTCTTTCTGCAGTTGTACCACTAGGCAACTGTAAAGCAGTGTTTAAACTTCCTAAGTCAAATAAATCCGGTGATGTAATTTTTGTTGTTGCCATTTTTTATATTATAATGCTAATTGATATAATGTATTTGATGGTAGATAAGATGAGAATAATAATAATTTTGAAAAATCTGCATTTGGCCTAATAAGCATCATTTGTTTATCAGCTCCCGTTCCCAATAAAGTATCAAAATTAAATTTAGTCGCACTTCCTCTAGTTGTTACATCATAAGCAGTTGTTAAAGTATATTGTGCTAATCTTGCGCCATTTCCTGCAATAGTTAATTGAGTTCCATCTCCATTAAAAAATAATGTTCTACAATTCCCTCCATCTAAATCAGAACTAAAATCTGAATAGTCTGTATTTGGAATTTGAGCAGGACACTCTGGCCCTGAACCAGGTGCTCCTTTTGTGTTTAAATCAAATTTTCTCATACTTGTATTCATCCAAAACATTTTACTTTCATTATCAGT